TTAGTATTTACTATAATTATTAATATGAATCTGTAATCTGTCGAGTGGTTCGCCTAACATTCCAGCAAAGTTATCGTAACCAGAAACTGATCCATTATCGGCACACGTTCCTAAGTAGTTAGCTCGTTGAGTTGTTTGTGAACGATAGTAAGATTGCTGGTAAGTCTCACCAGAAGGAGTTGTGTAGTACATTTGAACACCATCAATTGTGTGGCCCTTAATACCAGCAACACCGTTAACTGTATCGTTCTTGTTTGCCTTGTGTACCCATGGCAGCCAACCGTCTTCGATTGTGTGTACCCGATACTTAATATTTCCATGGTTAACTTTGATGTAAAGCATGTCATGCACACTATTAGGAACACCAGCAAAACCATTTGAACCAGAGCCAAAGTCTTTAACTGGATTCAACCACTTCTTACCTTTTTGATGTAAAGCATAGGTTACGTGAACAGCCTTCTTATTAGTTGGTGTACTTGGTTTTGGAGTTGGTGTAGGCGTTGGGTTCACATTGTTACCACTTGAACTAAAGCCATATTTAACATCGTGTGCAAATTGAGCTTTAGTAATGCCGTGGCTAGCAAGGTAACCATAAGGATCAGTATGGTCGCCCCAAACATGGTTAGTAATCCAAAGATGTGATTTAACACCCCGCCATGCTGAACTATCTACATCTGTTGGAATACCATACTTAATTGCGCTTGAGCGTAACAAGTTAACGTAGGTCACGTAGTCTTTATGGAATTCTGCATTGTCATACGTTTGTGCAAGTTCAATCTGAACTGGTGCGTTTGCATTAGCCCATGAACCAGCCCCCCACGCTTGATACCCCTCGGCACCAACTCGGTAAATCTTGCCACCATCACCAACGATGTACTGAACGTAAGCACCGTTACTGTACCATGTCCGGTTTTCAAAAATGGCTACATTTCTAGCAGGAGCATATACTGCTGTAGCATGTGCAATGATTACGTTGTTGCTTGTTCGTAACGATGACCCCTGGTTTGAACTTAATGCATAATCATTGTTAATGGTTGCCGCACTTACTTTAGAATTAAATGTTGCTCCAATAAAAAAGGCTGCTGCAATCGCAACAACCCATTTTAATTTATTTAGTTTTTTCATCTGGTTCTCCTTTTTGGTTACTAACTACCGTGACATCACTAATTACTCCTAACATTCCTAGCAACGTTAGTACTGTGTTAACAATACCTACAATACTTTGCCAGTCAACTGGATAAGTAAATCCAAATGCCACCATTAATTGTTGCATTAAAACGATTATTAAACTAATCAATCCAGCCCATAGCTTTCCGTCACGCTAATTGATGTTTTTTACTTTTTCCATTAATAACTTCCTCCCCGTATTTTGTCATGCAAATCCTTAATTCGTTCGTGGTGGCGGTCTAACCTCCGATCATGCTCGTCTACTCGCTTATCTAACTCCTCAATGCTAACCCTTATTTCTCTCAGATTATCATTAAGTGCTTTAAAATTCTTGTTTAAATCTTTTAAATCTTCCTGGAATGGACCAAAAACGACATACTTAAAAAGCAGGCTAACCATGCCTGCCATAAAAATAATTATAGTTGTGATTGATGCCCATTCTCCCCAAGACAATCCCAATAACATGTGCAATTTTACACCTTCTCTCCCCTTAATTTTCCCAAAATAAAAACGCCTATGGTGTAGGCGCTACATAATCTTCTCCGGTAATTTCCTTATATTGGTCAGCTGTAATCTTGTTACATACAACACCGTAACTAACCATATCTTTTGTCCATAGTTGCGCATTGTACCAACTTTTAATTGAGTTAAAATCTGGAAAATTAATCATGCTTTTTGTCCTCCTAGTTGTTGTTGAATTTGCATAATTTGATATGCCATTTGAGCATTTTGCTTAATCAATGCTTGCTTTTCTTGATCGTCCTGCATTTGTTGATAAGCCAGCGCTGCCAATTGTGCTCAGTTGCCGACGATTGATTCGACGGCAAGGGAATTTTATCAAATAGTGCCTTATCGTCTTGTTCTTGCTTTTCTTGCCATTCACTTTGAGTCATCCCAGCCCAAGCATTACCATTCCAAACTGGATTATATAACTCTGTTGTCGGTTTGATTTCCGTTTCTCCAGATTGCAGTTGATAATCATTTGTTACCTTTTTACCACCAAGAAAAGCCCCAGTATCGTCAAACATATATACAATTTTCAAAAAAATCTCCTCCTAACTTACTGTGCCTTGATAATCTACCCAGGCATGACCGTTCCACCAGATTGGTTTATTTAAATCAGTATCAAAATACATAATGCCGATTTGATTTATGGATATTTTTGGCCGTGATGATTTTGTACCCCCCATAACTAGTGGAATATGGGCAAAATTATTTTGTGCTACTGTTTCGGCTGTATTAGTGGCAACCGAACCTAATAGGCCTCGTCCACCTGGATTATTGTACAATAATAAATCGCCCTGATTATAACCAGGCTCGCTGGCTAAATCGGCAGTTGACGTGTGCGTGTCATCCAAATTATCTAAATAAATCGCTTTAGGATACATTGATGTATTAAAAGCGTCCTTTAAATTACGCATACCAACATACGGCTGCCCAAAATTACGTCGAGTTAATACGCTAGTCCCTTTTACGTCAATCTTACCGTCATCATTTAAATCAGTAGGATCACTAGCATAAATTAGCCGATGGACATTACCACCATCGGCACCACCATAACCATTGCTCGTTATATATCTAACATCAGAAACTTTTACACTTGCATTTATATCATCTTCATAATGGGCAAAATAAACATCATTTTTGGCTGGCATATCAGTAATAAATCCCAACTCTAATCCTTTTAGACTTAAAGTGGCATTACCGTATGCATGTACGATAGCACAATCATTAATAGCTAAACCGTTAGCTGTATCGCCGATTGGGAAATTGCTAAAGTAACCCATAATTTCAAGCACACCATCGCCAATACCGATTTTATACCGTGAGTGAGGTGCTTCGTCGCCACAGCCAACCATCGAAATACCGTATGCCAATGGAAAATCAAAAATTGTTCCTGTACAATCGCCCGCAAAACAGGTATCAAGGGTCGAATAATATGAATTAATTTTAAAAGCGTTTTTGCCATACTGCACATAGCAAGACTGTAAATAATTACTAGTACCACCGTCTAACCACATGCCTAATTCTTGTACTTGTAAAAAAACGCCGATGTAACGGCTACAGTATGGATCATTTAAATAAATACCATTAACTGCCTTGATGTTAAGTTCTTCCATGTAGCCACGTTGAAAGGCTTTTCCATGAATTGCCCAAGATTCTGCCGCCGTAGAATTATTTTTCAAAGTTAAATTTTTGATCCAAATGCTGGTACCAGATCTAGCACTAGCAGTTGAGTTAACGACAAAACCGGCAACTTCGATTACCGAATCATAACCGTTTGACCCTTTTACGTTATTATTTTTAACAATGGTCGTACTAGATTTATCGTGACCGATTAAATGTACACCATGTCCATTAAAAAAATCGGACTGATCATTAGTCGCCATTAGATTTAATGTAGTAGAAATGAGATAAGTACCTGCTGGTAAAAATACGGAAATATTACCACCATCTGCGAAAGCTGCATTAATAGCGGATTGAATCGCAGCGCTGTCATCAGTTACCCCATCACCTTTGGCTCCATACCATTTAACGTTGATTGTACGTTCTGAAAATTCGTTGATAGTTTTTTCTACTAATGAATCTCCTGATGCTTTAAAATCTGTAACGGATCCGAGCTCAGCAACTAATGGTTTAAATGCCTTATCTAAATCGGCCTGCGTCATTAATCCATCAGCTTTAATCTTTTGCTCTAGCTCATCTAATTGAATGGTTAGATTCTTAACCGTGTTATTAATGGTTTCATAATCACCAGTCCACTTTGTAAATGCTTCTTGAAACTTACTAATCCATTCGTTGATGGTGTCCTTGACCAATTGATCACCATTTTTATAAATGGTATTTAGTTGATTGTACAAATCTTCAAACGGCGTAATATAGTCGGACGGTACAAGTCCGGAAATAACCTTATCAGCCATAACGTCCAAGCTAAATTCTAACGTCGTAACACTCTTTCCATCTTTCATTAAGCGGAAAAATGCTTGCTTGTATGAGCCCGCAATTTGAAAAGCTGGCGCTGGGAAGTCAAATCTAAAAATACCATTTTGAGCATCAATCATTACTGAATGCTTAGCGTCAATAATCCGATAAAGCCCTTCGGGCAGCCACCCTTCAAATACTGGATTCATCCCAGTCAAATCAACTGGTGAACCATTTCCATGTACTACGTGGACTTCAACTTGGCGCATGCTTTCTTCATATTGACGAGCTTGCAACCAGTTGTATTTTGAATCATGAAAATCAATACTGAAATTTTGTTTGTCATCAACAAGATTTCGTCTATCCTTGTCGATGTTAAATGTCATAACTTCCATTAATCAATCACTCCCTTTTCTTTTAAAATACTATTTACTACTAATTCAATCGATTCAACATCAGTACCTAATAAAATACGATTAATTCTTTCTTTGAGTGCTTCATTATCTTGTATAAAATCGTTTTTTAATTCATCTAATTTTTCATCTAACTCTTCTTTAGTAACTTGATCACCATTGTTAATTGAATCTAGATTGTTAATTTCTTTTTCAGTCTTTATAAAATTATCAATTAAATCATTTCTAAAATCAGGATCAGCTAACGCTAGTTTATTTTTAATTAAATTAATGGACATTGCTTTCCTCCTTTGTAAATACTGGTTTACCATCATTATCAACTGATAAAACAAAAACAGAACCATCTGGGGACTTGAATTTAAGTTTCTCTAAAGGTTCTGCCTGTAGTTTATCCAATTTAGCTTTGTCTTCTTTGCTCATTAATCCATCAACCGTTTCAGTAGCTGGTTGATAGGTAACAACCTGTTTAGCAATGAATTTATCTAATCCAACGACTGCATCTGCTGAAGTAACCACATAAAATGGTTCTCCTTTTACTAATCCTATATCGGGATCATCAGCACGAGCCTCTAACTGAATTATCTTAGTACTCACTTGCACCAACCACCTTTCCAAACAAACGTGAATCATACGCAGAATTAGCTATGGATTCAACATTTGTTAAATCTTGTTTGAATTTATCAGAAAGTTTGGAATTATCCTTATTAGCTTTCGTAATAGCCTTAGACCAGGTAGTTAAACTAAATAACTTATTACCAAATGTTATTTGTGGAGTAACTGTACTAGATTGAGGGTTATACACCAACTCGGTAATCCTAACTGAAACATCAATTCCGTAACGGTCTCTAAGATATCCACTATTGCCAACTTTTATATCATTCAAATTATGATATTTTGCATTCTTGCTAAAATCTGCCCATTCAATCGTATACTGCACTTCGGGATAATCTTTAACTTGCTTTTTTAAATAATCTTGCAAACTTGCTGATGTTGTAAAACGTTCATCAGATACTGGATCAGCATCAATTATTCCAAATTTACCTGCTAAAGGGCTAGTATATTCAGCCGTTATTGCCGTTGATTTTTTTCCATCACTGTCATCGGTTGTTTTACCAGTACCCTTAATATGAGTAGAGAAGTTGGAATAATCTTCCGTATCTGTAATTTTAGATACGTTAGCTCCATCAACAAATAGAAAAGAATTTTCTTTGCCAATAGTTTTGTAAATATTAATTTTAAAATTATCAAAGTAATATTCAAATCCAAAATCATTAGCTAAGGTGGTTAATAAATCATCGCCACGTGCATTTCCAAATTCTTCAGAAAATGTATAGTTACTAAATGTATCATGAATTTCATAAGTAAACTTAGTGCCTTGCGTAATAAATTTCATACAAGCATCTAACGACTGAGTTTTCGTTAGTGTTTTGTCGATGTATTGATCATGCAATGTTTGTCCAACATGTAATGCGGTAACGGCATATTGTCGATACCGTCCTAGTGGTGTAATCGTCGGTGTAGTAATCATGTATTGTTGATTATTTTCAGGAATGGTAACAATGCTGCGTGGCATAACTAGTTCTGCAGCAACTTTATTGTCAGCATTATCGATAAAATTAAAAGTCAGTTGATCAATAGATCCCAACGTTTGCGTAAGGGTCAAATCATCAATCGTTTTTAATGCGTTCTCCGTTCCTTGAACATTTTTTATAATTAACATGTTCCCCCCTAATAGTAAAACCTAGTTTCAAAAGAAATCGTAAAATCACTAGCACCAGTTACCTTAATTTGATTAAATTGTGTAGCAAAATCCAAATAGGAGTGATTGCTATCAGCATAACGATTTTTATTGTCAACTGTTGGCATCAATCCATCTAAAATTAGTGTTTCTGATTTTCTAAGTGGCTTTTTAAATTCAAAAGTTTGACCGGTTGTCTGATTTTCAATCTTTAAATCACTATTAACGGTTCCATTAAACGTAATCTTTACTGGCTTATCATCAGCTAATAGGGGAATGATTGATGCGTTAAATACTTCAAACTCATTTTCATTTGTGAACTTATATTTAACGGCTTTATCTTTAGGAAATCCAATTCCAAGTCCCCATTTATTACCATCATTACTAATATCATCAAGCGTTGTCGCAATAGTTTGAGCATATCCATCAATGCAATTAAGACTAACGGAAATACTGGACGCCTTATAATAATTATCCAATCGCTGAATAGAAAATACGTCAGCAACTACTCTCCATCTCAAGAATGGAATTCGTAAATTAATGATATAAAATGGTTCACTACTCTCAAATACTCTTGAAAGTTGCATCCGTTGCAATTCGTAATCGTAATTATCGTTAGCATACATATCAAAGACAAACGGAATTACTAGTTGACCGACTTTAGTATCGGTTAATACTGCATTATATTTACCGACTTGCTGGAATGTATGCTGGTAAGATGGGCTGGGGGGATTGAATGAACGAACCCTAATCCCCATCTTACCTAAGTCGTACGTTGTGTCGTCCATTCTTTGAATTAGAAATGTACTTTTAAATTTTGGTCTGATATTAACCACCTCACTATCTACTATTTGAAATAACAATATCTTTACCAAGTAATAATTTGGTAGTTGGATATGTTGTTTTAGCAACGGTCTTTGAATCAATTTCCATGTAGATATTTACACTTCCAGCTACGCTGGTATTTGGACTTTGTGTATATTGCATGGATTGAACTTGACGTTTAGCTTTCGTAACAACATCCAAAGCCTTAGCCGCAAATCCATTTGGATTGTTTTTAGCTCTGGCAATCATTACCTCGGCAATATGTTGCTCAGAAGATGGCCGTTGTGGATTGATTGCTATTTCAGGTTCTCCTGGGACTTCATTAAAGAAACTTATTTCTCCAGGTCTCCCCCATCCGCCATTCGCATATCCATGTCCATTACCAAGGAAACTCAATCCACTACCATACCGATGTTTTGCATAGTTTAAACCAGCTAGCATATTGTCAAAACCGTTCCAGATGTTGTTATGCCCAGGTAAATGATAAGCTCTAAATGTTCCAGGCTTGACTTGCATTAGTCCTTCTGCATGTCCGTCAGCTAAGCCATCAGTGCCCCCCATTGCTTTAGGGTTACCACTAGATTCAGTATTTATTTGACGTAACACCCGATTAACCATGCTTGCACTGGTTGAAAGTCCAAGCTTACCCAATGCACTTTCAACGTCGGATTTCCAACGATGTACACCAGCTCCGCCTGGATCACCAGTTCCACTTCCGCCAGCATCTTCAATAAATGGCGCAAACATCTTCGCAATTCCACTAAAGAAGCTTTTACCAAATTGCTTTTCGATAAAACCACTTAGGCCAGTGTCTTTAGATTTTTCTTGTTGCTTCTTATCAGATTTAGAAGCCTTCATATCACGAATATCATACCAGCCCTTAGTAGTTGTTCCAGAATGACTGAATGGACTTCCTTTAGAAACACCAACGTGTACATGAGTTCCGCTTGGCCCAAGCTTAGCAATCGCTTGACCAGTTGAAACTTTATCCCCTTTTTTGACTAAGATGTCTGCACCAGAACCGTATTTACCATTTAATTCTTGATAAATAACACTAGCGTCATCGGCTTTGATTACTAAATTTTGTCCAATACCATTTGCGCCACCCCAACCAGATGGTGGACCACCGACATATGATACGGTACCACCATGCATTGCGTGAACAGTTTTTGCACCGGAATAATCAACACCATCATGTGCGGAATAACCACCTGATACCGCTCCACGATTACCAAAGCCAGAAGTTACTTCCCAACCATGACCTGGACTCTTAGCCCAGATACCACCAAATCCGCCTTCGTCATCCATTGCGCCACTGATTTTATCCCATAGTGTTGACCACCAATCGCTGGCTTGCTTCTTAACAGGCTTGAATACATCGCCACTTACTTTATCAAAGAATGAGTTCTTTTGTTTTTTAGGGTTACCTAGCAATTTATCTAGTGCTTTACCAGGATTACTAATAACGTTTTTAGCTAGTTCAAACTTCTTCTTTATCGATTTATAGACATTTTCAGCACCCTTAACTACACCGCCAACAAAATTACCTATGCCTGATAACCAACCAGTACCACTTGCAAAATGTTTTAATCCTCCGCCAAAAAGCATCTTACTTTCGGTAGCGTTTAAAATTTCTGTTCCCGCTGGAACGATACCTGTCCAGTTGCGCTCTTGCGGACTAAACATTTCACCATTAGGCAAAATACCGACTTCTCGATTACCAGTCTCGGGCGAATCAAAGCCATCATTCAACATGACTGGAGTTGCCTTAGTAATTGGTCGTCTAGATCCAGAAAAGAATCCAGTACCAGTAGCATATTGCACCGGCATTACAGGTGCTTTAAACTTACTATCACCAAATACTTTTAGCAGACTACTAATTCCGCTTGTAAATTTATTCCACCATGTGCCAACTGTATGGAAGAACCCACTATTATCGTCTTTCTTCTTTTTATTAGCCTTTTTTTGAGCTTCGTATTCATTATCAGCGGATTTAGATACGTTTTTATAACGATCGTCTGCATGTTTTGAAACTCGATCTTTTTCAGCTTTTGCATTATCAATCGCTTCATTCTTTTGCTTTTCGGCTCGATTAACTACCCGATCATGTTGCTTGTTAGCAGCATCAATTACTTCTTTGCGTTTATCTTTTGCCCACTGTGAGTTACCAGAATATTCACGCTTTGCTGCCTTGATAGTTTCGTCACGCTGTTTATCAGCTGCCCTAACTACATCTTTATATTTTTTATCGGCTGCACTCTTGACTGAATCGTATTCTTTATCAGCATTTTTTACGATTTCTTTAACTTCACTACGACTTAATTTTTTCTTTTTATCAGTTAGTTTTTCGTCATCTTTTAGCATTTTTGCATTGGCTCGTTTGATTTTACCAGCTAAAGTAGTGTGTAGTCTTGCTTCATCGCCAGTTACTTTAGTAGCAAACTTGAGGTGCTGTTTGTCAAGGGCTTTTTTCTTATCGTTGATATCCTTTTGAACTTGAGTTGAATGCTTGCCGTAAAGCTTCTCATCTCGTTCAATTTTATTATTCCATTTTTCGGTTAATTTCTGCTTTTCTTGAGCATAATACTTAGCAATAGCTGTTTGGTCTTTTTTATTCTTCTTATCGTAAGAATTAGCCTTTTGACCAGATTTTTTAATGGCTTCAGCTTCTTTTTCATACTCTTTATTTGAAATAGCGCCGTTTTTCTTTAGTGTTTTCAAGTCGTCTAAAGCTTGTTTTTGTTTTTTAGAATAATAGGCTTTGGATTCTTTTAATAATTGATCATGAGCATTTTTTGTACTGATTTTAGGTGCTTTTAATTTAGTTCCAAACAATCCTTTTTGAATCTGCTTACCCAGCATTCTACCAATTTTTTCGCCACCTAATGCACCAGCTCCAGCGCCAATCAAAGTACCAATTCCTGGGAGAATGGCAGTCCCTGCAGCCGCTCCTACAGCCGCACCGCCTAAGTTACCAGCAAATGCACCAATATGAGAACCAGCTGTTTTTTTAGTCATACCCAGTAAATCAGTACCAGCCATTAATACGTCTCCAACGCCTAATGCTCCGCCGGCTAACTTACCAAATTTACTCATGCCTTTTAATTTTGACAACATGCCAAGCTTTGAACCGTTTCTAGCAACTCGGCTCATTTCTCCAGCTTCTTCAGCTACTTTTCCTCGCTTAAAAATGTTACCCAAGAAACCACCACCGCCACCGCTAGTGGCAGAAGCAAGTTCCTCGGCTTCACCGGCTTCGGCTGCGGCAGTCTTTACACCAAAGAATGCTGTTTTTAGTTCACCTAATTTTCCGATTAATCCGGCTATACCTGTAGCAAATGTGGCTAGTTTGCGAGCGATAAAAATTCCAGCAATTACCTTACCTATCTCTTCCAATCCCTTTTTGTGCTTAGATAGTTCTTCCAGCGCACCAGAAAGGGTTTTGACTTTTTTGTTGTGACTAACTAAATTAGCTAGAGGTTTAAGAATTGCACCGATACCACCAATTAATCCTTTAAAGAAACCTGTCCCTATACTACCCAGGATTTTTACTCCATTCCATAAGCCTTTAAAGAAGCCAATTATATCTTTAGCGTGTTTAGCGATAAAGTTAGCTAACGATTCGATGCCTCCATTGATACGTTTAAACATCTGCTTTGAATCGAATCCGTCTTTGAAGTTTAAAGCTTTAGAGAATGCTTTAGTAATTGTGCTAAATCCTTTAGAGGCAGTCGTTCCAAGCTTTCCAAATTCTTCTTCAGTTTTCTTATCTGATACCCATTGAGAAATGGCACCTAAGAACGGGTTTCTCATTTTAAGAAGTGGTGTTGTAAACGCGCTTAATAATACTGGAACACGTGCATTGATAGTTCTATTCATTCCGTCAAATGTCTTACCAAAGTTAGCGGTCGCACTTGAGTATTTCTTCTGCATTTCGTCCATAACTTGTTGCATAACCTTAGACGAAACTTTACCATTAGAAATCATGTCATTAAGTTGCGACATTGACAACTTATGATTACCTGTTATATTCTGCTCCGTCTTTAGTAACTCGGTTCTAATCTTAGGAAAGACATTAACAAACGACATCATATCTTGTTGACTAACTTTTCCGTTCGCCATCATTTGTGAATACTGCGTAGAAAAGTTTTTAACTTCATCATCAGTTTTACCAAAAGCATCTTGAAGAGTTAGAACGTCAGTAGTCAACTGCTTGGTTGTCTTACTGGAATCGCTAATTGAGTAAAACTTCTGGTTTAAGTCATTAACCATGTCAGTTGAGTTAGCAAAAGAAGCTGCCATATCATTAGTCATGTTAACCATTTTTTGTCCTTCTTTGGCATTCCCAGTTAAGGTTAGCCAAGAAGCATTCATGGTTTGCTGTGCCTTAACATATTCCATAGAGTTAGACCACATATCATGTAGTTTATTTGAAATAAGTCCTAATGCATTGGTAAAAGCACTGCTAACTAAATTAGCGGCAAGCATACTCTTAAAAATCGAATGTGTTTTTTGACCTTCTTTGTTTAATCCAAGCAGCCCTTTAGTCATCTTCGTAAATGGATTGCGATTAAATGAACTTTGCGTTTTGCTTAGCTCTTTCATCTTATTAGTGTTTCTAGCAAGTGATGCTGCTAAGTCGTTCACTTTAACGGTTTGCTTAGCAATTTTTGAAGCATCCTCATTCCGATCACTGCGAAGATTAGTTAATAATCGATGCTCTTTTTGATAAAGTTCTGATTCATTTTTTATGGAAGAACGTAACTTTTGGTATTCTGCCTTATTGGCTTCAACACTGCGTCCTTCAGCCTTTAATCTGTTTATATAAGAATCTTGTACGTGGCTAGTGCTTTCATAGGCGGATTTAAGTTTACCAATATCAGTACGTAATTCATTATTAAGATTATTTAGTTTTTTACTGAAATTAATTGTGCCTTTATCTTTCATCTCGGCAAAAAGTTCAATTTTTTGTTGCTTTGGTAGCTTCTTCAATACCTTTTCAAAGTCTTTAATTCCAGCTTTTTCAGCTTCTGCGACAATCTTAACCTTAGTATCTTTATCAAAAAGGGCTTTAATCTCTTTTTTTGTTAACTTAGCCTTATTAATTACTTTATCGGTATTATCTTTAAACGCTTTGTCTAGCTTTTCTCCAGCATTCTTGCCAAACTCACTTACTAATTTATCTGATTCCTTAATTTCACGGTTAAATTTATCAGACTTGAGTTTTAGGTCAATGTTTATTGCTCCATCTGCCATATTTTAGCCTCCTTTCGCTTGATTTTTGAGCATGTCGAACATACTGCTCATTTGCATATCTAGTGCTTGAACGTTTTGTTCATCTTCTAAACGATAAAATTCTTGCGCTTCAATAATTTTTTGCATAGCTTTAGGGTCATCTTTATATTCATTAGGGTCGGTTTGACGAATACTAACAATCCTTTGAAATGGTGACTTCTCACTTAAATTATTAAAAAGTGCCTTGAATTTATCCCAATGCATCACCCCCTGTGCATCAACTAGATCAATGTTGTAATCAAACAAAAAAGATGCATAAATTGCTTCAGCATCTTTTGTGTATGAATAATACTTAGTTGGTGGTTCAGGTTCTACTTCAAATTCTGGTTCGATATCTTCATCATTAAAGTTTCCGTAAGCTGATTGTGATAGATAAACACCAATAGATTGCATTGTTTCAACTATTTGTTGTTCATCATATTCACTGATTTCACCAATAAACATTTTAAATCCTATCAATGTTTTTTCTATATCATTAATAGAATTGTCTTCTAACAGCTCATACCATTTAAGAACCACATCAAATGTAAAATCGACCTCAACTATTCGGTTACCAATTACAATACTATGCTCAAGTTCACTAGTTAGGCTGATCATAGTTGACTACTTCTTACGATTCTTTTTTTCGTAATAACTTTTAACTTTGCTTTTACCAGACTTTTGTTCTTGTTTAACAACATCTGAATATTTGTTCAATGTTTCAACGATTGCATAAAGTGAATTAGTTGAGTGATGGAAATACTCATATAGTTCTTTTCCAGCCCCCAGTCCGAAAGCAACGTCTAAGGTTTTGATTAAATCTGTAGATACTTTTTCAAAAACTCCACTTAACAAATCGATTTGTTCTGATGCTTTTAAAGCATCTAATTTTTTAGCTTCATCTTCAGTTAAATTAGTAACTTTGTTTAAGTCTTTACCAATTCTGATATCAGCTTCAGCGATGGCTAGCATAAATTTGTCATCATAAACTACTTTGCGTGTTTTTCCACCAACAACAAATTCCTTTACTGTTTGTAATTTATTATCAAGATTAATTGCCATTTTCATTACCTCGTTTGTTTTTTATTTTTGAAACAATGGCTGTAACGCCTTTGACAACGCTACAGTCTATGAACTATTGACCAGATAGTTTTATTCCACCATTAACTCCAGTAGATTGAGGGTTTTCTGGAGGAGTAACTCCAGTAGATTGAGTGCTTGCTGGAGTGTAAACAGGTTTTCCATTCAACGCAAGTGTGAAGCTGAATGTTTGTTTAACGTTAGCTGCGCCACCAAATGGCACAATAGATGTTAGAGTTGCAACTGATTCGACGACATTACCAGCTGGATCAGTCCAACGAGCTAATGTGCGTAGTTTGTCTCCAATATCTAAGAAGTGGCTTGCCACGTAGTCTTGAGCTGGGTCACCCATAACTCGATGCCCGGACAATGCAAATGTAATGTTCTTACCCGTAACTTCAGTATCGGTAAATCCTTCTCCGTCCCAATAAGGTGTAGCATCAGTCGTGTCAGCCGCTGATGGTGTGATGGTGTTGATACCACGTAGTAATTTAGCCCAGTTGGCTTTTTCTTTGTCGCTATCTAAATCTGTCCCGCCATTGATATCAATCTCAAGCAAGTTTTTAAAGTTTAAATCAAAGTGTGTTTTTCCCATTTTTTATTCCTCCGTTTGTTGATCAATGTTTACTTTGAAATCCAATGAATAGATAGAAAAGCCTTCCGTATCTTGTTCAGATATGAAAGGTAATCCTGTTATTTCTATTGAATTAAATTCAAAGCTTTCATCTTTACTAATTAATGTTTTTAATCCATCGATAGCATTTGAAATATCCCACAAGCATTTACTACCTAGCTTGGAATCGTTCGTTCGAATCGCAATCTCAAAGTTAAGTTCACGCTCTTGCACACCATACCAATCTTGTGAAATCGTTCGGCTACCTGGAGCTGGATACAACTGTAATGAATTGTCAGCTGTTAAATATCCTATGTGAATACTCGTGGGCAAATTTTCCAATAGATTAATTTTTTCAGCTAATCGTTCAGCTAAGTCCATCAAATCCACCTGCCTTAACAATTATTTTTTTCCATGAATCCATGTGGTTAGCCTTAGCTCGTAAATCCCAGCGTCGGCTTGTTCCAGGCGTGTGATAATTATGGATTCGATGACCATTAATAAATCCATAGTATTGAGCTTTAGCATATGGTTCTCGGTAGTTTGCCTGATTGTAATTACTGTTAAGGCTTGAATTATCTCTCAAATGCCCTGTTCGCTTTGGCACATAAATATTCATATCGGCATAAGCTTGATTACCATAGGCGTGTTGTGCCTTGGCAATTCTCAGTGGCATATCTTTCAATCCATTATCGTTGATGTTAACTTCAATCGACATTACAGCACCTCCAGTTCGTACGAATAAACCTCATTACTGTATGGATTTAAATTTGTAACGATATTAGTGATTGTTAGTTCATCACCATCAAAAACCAATTTAGATCCTATATCTTTACTTTTTAATTTAGGAACGTTTGTGCTAATACCTGGATATAAAAAGGCGACTGCATTAGCCGTTATTTTTCGACTATTGTTGTCGCCTGAATAGATGATTTGTGGTTGATAAATCATATTATCAACTTGGTAATCATCAAAATCTGGTTTGTTGTACAAATCTGTCTTACCGTTCTTGAGCTTTAAAATGATGGACTGGTTACAAAACCTAAGCGGTACTCGTGGCATCATCGGTAATCAACTCCTTTGTACAAAAGTCCCCAGTGAAACAATAAAGCCATAGCTTCGTTAGGCACAGCCGAGTTACCGTAAGTAACAGAATCAGTCCCCGAAGCATCTAAATGTGTTCGTCCAATTGATAAGCTTTTAATGTTGCCAGATATGGCATCGTTAGAGCTCGATACACCAGTTTCAATCGCATAACAGATAATTATACCTAAAGCTTTTTTGAAAGCCTTAGCTCGCATATTTAAGTGCTTTTTAGAGCTGATTAAATCATTCTGCAAGTCGTGTAATCCATCTGCGTAAAAGAAATTGGTTACCATATCAATTTGGATTTCAGCTTTAGTAATGGCTTCCTTGAAATTCTCCTCGGAAATATCAGAAATTCCCAAGGCTTTAAATTCATCATAAGATAGATACAAGGAATCGCCTCCTAATCAGCGTCGCCACCTTTTTTGTCTTGAGCTGTAAGCCTTGTAGGTGGCGTTACTATTTTGACGCAGTCGATCCTGATGCCACTGCCTTATAAGATACGTAAACGCCATCTTTCTTTTGATCACGAACAAAAATGTCATGATACAAGCGGTTTTGGTAAAGGTATCCGTCACCTTCCGTGTGTTGTCCAGGAGCGAACATGTAAATCGCATTTTCTTTAACTACTGGGATAACAGCTGGCTTAGCAACGAACTCGAAGTTGATTGCTTTTGCATCTGCAGTAGGTTTGTATCCATCTGAAAAATCATAATCACTGTAGAAACGGCTTTCGTCCCACACTTCAATTAGTTGAACACCATCAATCGAAGTTACACGTGATTCCAATGCTGTAATTCCAACATTTTGATTAGTAATAGAACGTGAAAATTCCTTTGAGCGTTCTAGTAAGTCCATAGTTTCGCTTGATACAAAGCCAACGATATTTTGTGGGCCATACTTACGCAAAGGCAAGATGGCTGCTTTCAATCGGCTATAAACATTGTCTACGGTTAAAGTTTCGTCTGCTGTTTGTTTAGCTTCAACAGCCTTTTTACCTAAAGTAGAGAAGCGGTAAGCATCTAATTCCGGTTGAACATGGTCTTCAATGAATTCTTTTGAAATATTAGCAACTGCTAAATCTTGGTTAGTTTCGTCAACATCTTGTGAATCAACGAAGAATTCAATATCACGGTCTTGTCCCATGGTGTAAACCTTTTTATCATTTCCAACTGTCCCTGAATTAAATCCTTTACCACGTGTGTGATTTTGTAGTCCTGATGTAGAAATTGTAGTTAACGTGAAAGACTTACCTCCATTAACTAAATCAACTTCAGGCACTCCTAATACTGTAGTTAATAATCCTTGGTTAATCTTTTGATCATAGATACCTTCGTCTTTTGTGACATAATTAATTGCTTGTGGCATTATATATTCCTCCTATTTTTGTGTTTTAATACCAAGTGCTTCGGCTAACTTATTATCGTTAGCTGGTGTTCCACCACTAGGGTTGCCGCCGGCGAACGGATTAGGCTTATCCGGCTCTTTTCCTTCAAACAAGTATCCATCTGATTCTTTTAAGCTATCCAGCTGATCGCTCAATCCATGCATACCTTCATCATCAAGCTTGATTGCATCATTATCCAATAATGCTTTCTTTCACGGCTTTAGGATTACGTGCGCCCGATTTAACTAATGCTAAATCAATTGCACTTTCCTTTCGTACTTGAGCTAATTCATTAGCCGAACTCTCACTTACTTCATCAAACTTGCCTTGCAATTCTTTTAATTGGTCTTGCAACGTTTCATTATCTTTCTGTGAGTCTTTAAACTTAGCTAATTCACTTTGGTTACTGTCTAGTTGTCCCTTAAATGAATCGCGTTCTTGTTCTGCTGAAGTCAGCTTAGTACGCATATCATTTAGTTCAGCTGAATGTTTAGCCATGACACTGTTAACTTGTTCGTCAGATAATCCTAGTTCTTGTAAATCTTCTCGTTTCATACTTATAATTCCTTTCGTGTTTTTATCCGGAGTAACGGCTCCGAGTGAATTTTTGGTATAAAAAATAAGCCTTTTAACGCCATACTCAGGGCGAAATATTTACTTATATATCTTTTCTCTTGAATAGTCACGATATAAAAAGTCGTTATCTTTTACTAAATCACGTAATCGCTTCTGATTACCGGCTATCAATCCTTTGTAATGTTGAATTCCACCGACATCTTGTAGTTCTTCAGCAGCCGCTAATAATTCTTTGTATTTTCTAACATTACGTTCGTATCCACGTTGTTTTTGCTGAATTTCACCATTTTCTATAGCCTTTTTTGGATCATATTGAGGCTGGTTGTTAGTATTCCAACCTTTATGATACGGAAACAATATATGGCTGCAGTTGATGCCTTGAGTTCCCCCTGGCTTCCCATAATCATGGTTGTAAATACTATCATATTCACTATCATAACTAGGGTCACTTTCAGGTACTAGGTTAACCACTTTACCTTGAATTGGTGCACAAGCTGGACGTGATGCAGCATGACTACTCATCAAAGCCAGCTTCGTGCCATAGTCTTCCATACGTTTTAAACGCAGATCATTAAAAGTTTGATGCGCAGACGTATTAACAACCATCCGAGCATATGAATCAATCGACATATTGCTGCCAGCTCGGTTAGTTAAGGCACTAGGCAATCCAGCATCAATCCATTTATAAATAGCACCATTAACTGCTTGTTCATGAGTTTTAAGCCCCGTAATCGTTTGTGCTGTAGCTTGATTGATAATATCACGGTAAACTTTACCTGTAGCATTATCGCTTACGTTACGACTTAGCAGTGTTGAATTGATATGTTTGTTAAACGAAGTAAATGCCGATTCTAAATATGAACCAATCATATCAGTTACATCTTCCGACACTGGTACTGTTTTATGAGTTTGTTTTTGCAACGTACTATCTACATCGCTAACAATTTGTTGACCGTTTTCTTTAATTAAATGTTTAAGTTCTGCTTCAATATGTGGGTTCTTACCTGACACTATTTTAATAGCTTCATTAACCACATAATTAAGTTGATTCAACTGCTGTTGCTGCCATTGCAATACATTGGATGAATCAATTTCACCTAAGTTGTTGTCTTTCAACATATTGATGATTAAATTGAATATTTGACGCTCTAATCGTTCATATAAATCAGTTACTCGTTTAGCATCTTTACTCATAGAATTGGGTGTTATCATTCGTCATCATCGCCCTTACCAAAACCAGCGTTCTGTTCATAGTCACCCGTGATAGGTGGTTCAGGTTGTTCGTTATTAATTTGGTCAATCTCTTTTTGTGCATCGGCAGTAGACATACCATAATTTCGCTCTAAGAACGTTTGCTTGGATAATACTCCCGCTGATAATGCTTTGAGGTCTTCTTCCATTTGCTTGTCTTTATCAACGAAGACACCATCGTCAAAATGCACTTCAACATCTGGTAGTGTTGTTAAATCATAGGGATATAGAACCTTTTTGCCATTTAAGTCTCGGCTACTTGCTAGTTCTAGGATAGAAATAACTAACTCATTAATCGCCTTTTCCACCATTGTTAGGTAACTAGAACGGGTTTGATAGGTCATAGAATTGTTGGATACTACTTCAGTGGCTGTCTTCAAACCATCTGATCCATAGCTGAACGTACCAGTAGATAATCCAATCTGTGTTTCAAATTCCTTAATAAAATGGTCCAGTGCATCTTTGTATTGCACACTCCGAATTGGAGACGTCATGTCTTTCACACCAATATTATTGTTACCATCGGAATAGAAACCTTGATAGACATTCTGATCAGAATCAAATAGTGGTGGATGAACTTCATCGTCCTCATCAGTATTTGCCCCTAGCATGCTAGTATCTACAGCAATCCGACGCTGCCCTAATACAATTTCCCAATAGAACTGGTCATGGACTTTGTTAATCGTATCAATAATAGTTTTTGAGTTATCTACAATACCAGTGCCTAGAGGGCTTTCAATTGAAATATTATTAGCTCCTGGAGTTTTAAAGTAAACAAACAATGGACGAACTAATCCACGTAAGATAACTTCGTCATCTAAATTCTTATAAGCATCCAGTGTGCTAAGTGATACCTGTTTTCCAACCTCTTTTTCAGTATCTGAACGATACAATTCATTAGTAATACGATAATCGCCTGTATGACTATCCCACTCGTGAAATTCGAGCAAGGTATAGTAAATTATTGTGTCTTGTTCAATCTTTTGTGTTCGACTAGTAATAACCGCATCACTGATATTATTCGTGTTTGAATGTAACGGTATAAATTGATCAGCTCGAATCCAAGCAATCTTAATCTTGTTGCCATCTAAATACGGGCGCATAGCAAAACCACCTAACGCAGCGCCTTTTTCTAGTGCTTCTTCAAACAGATTAAAGAAATTATTATCTTCTAATACCTGATTGATCCAATCATTAGTTGATTGATCGTTATTAATAGCAATATCACATTTACTATTGAATACAACTGACGCAATCCGCCTTGATGCTAGCTTAACCACATTTAGATACTCAAACTTACGTTTCCGATGTTTACCACGGCTATTCATATACTCAACGTCTGGGAAGTCGCCTGTAAAATATTGAATATCTTTTTGAATCCGTTCGACTTCAGCAATTGGTAGTTCAATCCGTGGATCGTCAGTTAAATTTACCAATGAGTTCCCCATTCCCATATCTAGGCCCCTCCTTTTAAAGAATTGTTTTATCTTTTTAATTAACTCCATATTTACCACCTCAAACCAAAGTCACGTTCGTTGTCTAAACAAGCATATTGGAAATTATCACAAGTATGGTCATCTTCTTTAACAACTTTAGGGTCGTCGTTTTCTAACGTATCACCGTCCCATTGATACTTTTGATGTTCTGAGATAAAGTACTTCAAATTATTTTCTGTGGGTAAATAAAAGAACCTACCCTGGGCGAGCAAGTTCTGAACACGGTCAATCATATCGACCTTTTTTAATTTATTGACTGGATGCCAAGAAGTACCATAGTCGGCATAGTACTGATTACGCAAAGCACCCTCGGCCGAATCCATGGTCATTTTAACAATTTTGTTACCATATTTATCACGCATACGTTGAATAAAATGATGTAGGTTATCCGATAATTCCTTAGGTGACTTCTTATTCACTTTACCTGCCGGAGAATAGTAATAAGTATCTAACAATACTATCCGCTTCTTGCGGGTTAATGCATAGCATGAGCAAGCTGTTGCCGATATTTCGTGTCCTGTATCAGCTGAAATATACATACCCAGAATATAATCATCATCCGGGATATCTTCAATCTGATTAAAAAGGTTCATGTTATAGATGTTGGTACCTAATCCAACCACTTCACCCAGGTATAACCAACGGTAATAGTCATAATCATTTTGTTTAAATCGTTCAATATCAGCTAGCGTTTGTTCACTATTGATGCCCAAGGTGTCATCTAAGTAGGTGGAGCTATCAACCAAATAGCGAGGCTCTTGCCCATTTTCAACACGTTTATTATTGTCCCCTTCGATTACATCTATCCACTCGTTAATCCAATCATACGGGTTCTTAGGTGGGTTATATGAATAGAAGATTTTAACGTCTTTAGCTAACGGGTGTTTTTGTCGAACAAACGTTGGATTAGTTTGGTCAAAATCCTCAGCTGATTTGAAGTTTGCTGCTTCTTCATACCACATGGCAATTACATTACCAACAATATTAGACTTAAGCTTTAATGGATCATCAACACCATAAAAATAAAACGTTGAACCAGTTCTTTTATGTGTTATTCGTAAGGGGCTGGAGTAAAACTTAAACTCGTTATATACATCTAACATATTAAGGGCCCACGATATTTGTTGATATACAGAGTCACGAAGATAGTTAGCAGCATTTCTTAAACAGATAACATTAGCCGTTTGGTCATGCATGATATATTTCTTCATCATCGTTACTAATTTAAGACTGATTGTTGATGACTTGAACGATCCACGACCACCACGAGCAATCACATATGGGCAATCCGTATTCCACAATTTTTTAAAGTGTGGATTAACCAATTCAGATGTTCTAATAACCTTACCTTTATTTTTAAGGTCATCAATTACGATTGAATTCAATTGTCATCCTCCATATCATCTAAAATAATAGTTCTATCTTCATCATTGAACGAAGTATCAACCGATTTAGCACGTGCTTCGGCAATATCAGCTTCTGCCGTAATCTTCCTAATCTGTTGTTCCAATAACTTGTCGTTGTCTGGATAACGTTTAAGCAACTCTTTAGTGGCATTTATGCGTGTTTTTAAATCTGCTTCTTTAGTGGTTGATGCTAAACCATCAGCAGTTCCAACAATGACAGTTTCTTTCTCTTCACCACGAGCTATCCTAGTAAGCAATTCCATAGCTTCTTTAGCATCCATAATTTTATGAGATTCAACCTCTTTCATCTTTTTTTCGATGTAAGATTTGATGTCAGGTTTTGTCAGGTTTTCGCTACCAACAGACTTGGCCGTCTTCCTACTGTAGCCCGCCTTAATAGCGGACTGAGTTGCATTTCCAGACTCGATGTAATTATCAGCAAATTTCTTTTGTTTAGGTGTTAATTCATTACTCATTACATATCACCACGCCTCCAATCAACCTTGATGGTTTCTCTTTTTTCTTTAGGCACAATAAAAGGACGGTCCGCTTTAGGATCGTCCTTCTTACGTTGCTGTTTAAATTGCTTGTCGAGATCACTAAATATTCGTATCTCGGTTGGGCTAATGTAGCCCCATTTCGTCATTTTCATTTTCCATTAACCCTGCTATTTGCATTTATCTTTATTTTTAAAATTATCCCTTGAAGCTTTTTATTATTTAAAAGACCGTAATATTTTAATACATTTAAAATAATTTCATTCAGTAAAGACTGCACTAAAACATGAGTGCTTTTGCTATCAATACTTCCAACATTTACAAACGTTTGGTCATTCTTTTTTTCAATATAAATGTCGCTTGGAGCTGATAACCCATGAGTATCGTATGTCATAGGGTTGTAGAGTCCCCAATATAGATCTTCTTCACCAAGATATTCTACAAGATCTGTAAACTTGTATATACCATTTAATTCCACATTAAACCAATTTTTTCTCTGTTCTGACTTAGACGGATCTGGGAAAGTATTGATGTATTTTTCCTTAAAGTATTCAAAATCTTCTTCTATCGTCTTCCTACCTGATAGACTTTTTGCATAAAATGTATTATTTAACTTTTCTTCAATTTCTTTTTTAGTCTTTTCGTCCTTAGCGTTTTTTATATATGATTTATATTTTTTTAATGAACCATATCGTTGGTTATAAAAATACGCCTGTGCTCTTTTATTTGTATTTTTTTCTAAAATGAATTCAAGGTACAAATACTGTTCTAAAAACGGTCTCAATATCAAACCAATCTCAGAAATTTTTTTATTTTTGTTTAAAATGGAAATAGCTTCTGCTTTAGAAGCAATAGAGCTAAATAAGCTTATAATTGCAGTATCAACTATATCAAACGGCCTATTATCGTCAAAAACATTATCCATGATGTAATCCCTAATATTAAATGCATCCTCTACGCTCGATTCTAAAGACATAATTAAATTACCACCCTGATTTAATTTGTTAAAAGTGCTTTATAAACTATTATAGATAAATATTCTTAGAGCGCCATATTTTATTCAATATTATCGTGTAACCATATTTAACGTAGATAGCAGGACTCGAACCTGCGACATTCTGATTAACAGTCAGATGCTCTAACCAACTGAGCTACATCTACCCTAATATCGAAAAATCAGCCTGATTGAAAGGAATAATCTTACTTACGACATATATTAATGAGCTGCTTGCTGATTTTTCGATAATATTACTTTAACACCTTACTACTCCAGAAGTACTCCAGATTTACTCCGATTTTACTCCAGATTTACTCCAGATTTTTTTTACTTAATGAACTCTTGGCAACCTAATCGTTCAGCAACATCTAATAACGCCGAGTCCAACCAACTGAAGTAAGTACTTGATGACATACCATAATATTTATTAGGCAATCGCTGAACTAATGTATCTAGATAATACCCGTGGTCCTCCTCATATCCTTCGCAATAAACAATTTTAAGCAGTTCCCGGTACTTATGCTTACGGCAACTATTAATTGCCCAGTCGATCCAAGCACAATATGCTCGTCCTTCTTCTGCCTTAATCATTCGTTGCTCCGCATACTTTGGTATTGGAGCTGTTGAACTAGAGCCACCATCACCAAAACTTGCTGTTATTTTTGGATTAATGGGTGCGTTAATATATGACTTGTACTTACGATATTTAGATAATTTTTCTTTTGCATTTTCTTTAGTGGCTTCTTCGTCTAGTCTACTCAACAGTTCCATTAGTCGCTCTCCTCCGCTTATGATATAATTAATTTGTTGGGTTAATTACGTCATAGCGGAAGCTATGGCTTTTTTTATTGCTTAAAAGAAAAACTTAAATAAAACACAAATTCCTTTAATTAGAGATAATAAGAACCCCCAACTAATCAGCATTCCTAATACAACCAAAAACAGCTGATATGTCATATACAACAACGTCTTCATAAATTCCTCCTAAAATAATGCCGTCTGTTCTCTTCTAACATCTAACCAGATGTCATTCCACTGGTTATTGCCTAAATCATGTTGCAACATTTCTGGACTTTTAATCGAATATCTAAATACTGGTTGCTCGGCGCTCGTATTAATATAAACCCACCCTTTATCTGTCGTTTTGGTATTCAATACTGGAATTTGACGATTAAACATGTAGTTTTCAATTAAGGCTGGCAAGTCCATACCTGGCCACCTCCTCTGTGATGATTTCGAATTTCTTCGTTGAACGGTCAATCGTTCCAAGTGACGCTTTATAAGATTGTTTCCGGCTAACAGCATGTACTTGCCTCTCATAAGCTGCTGCTTCACTTAGATCACTCGTAACCTCGTATGGATTGTCCCTTCTCATGAACTGGTTCTTTGTTCCTTTAACGCGCAGATAAAACACGTTTATCCCTCCATTTTTAACCCCCTTGAAATCGACGGGTTTAGAATTTTTTTCTGCTGATTATCTACAGATTTTTAAAATGACACATCTTGGCCATAAAATGTAGCAGCGATATAATTCTTTGCATATCTAACTTGTTGCCAAATATATGGATCATTTTCATCGCCGCCTCCTGCAAGCCAATCGCTTACCTTGTGGTCGATATCTTTAAGAACATTCAATGGCAACTGCGGAGATAATTCGCTAAGTTCTTGCATAGCTGTCTTACTCATCTTCTACCTCCAACTTCACACAAATTTCTTCTAACGCAACCACTGCAAACACTATGAAGAAGGCAATTCCAACCTCTGCAAGTTTGGCCACTCCCGTTATATAGGCAAAGTAACAAGTTAATAAAGTTATCATTAACACAATAAAACTCGTTAATCTCATAATTAACTAATCTCCTGTTTATCTTTGATAGTTCCAATTTCTTTCAAAATACGAATATCTTTTCTAATGGTGGTATCTGTAGCTCCACATCTTTCAATAATTTCTTTTTTGTTCCATCCAGCTTCTACTAGTTCTCTAACCATCTTTCTACGCTTAACCACTTTAACGTTGTTGCTTCCCCAGACTTTTTCAAGAGGCGTTTTATAATTGGGGTTCGCTTTACGGGCTTTACGCATTAGTTTTTCATATTCACCAGTGTTTCCTAGATTCAACTCAATGGTTGCCTGTTTTCTTAGCGCTTGTCTTTCTTTAAATGTCATTGTTAACTCTCCCTAAAAGGATATTTTTACTTTTCTTTTAGATACACACCATGACTTGTTAAATAAATTAATTTGTATCCATGCTTCTGCATATAAGTTATTGTCTTCATAATATTTAGTAATGTAATGTTTAATCATTTTTAATCCTCCTAGAACGGTAAATCGTCATCCTTGATATCCGGTGTGCTATTAAATGGGTCGTTAGGATTTCTACTAGGTGATGATTGACCATTTTGTTGATTCTGGTAATTTTGTCCGTTATTTTGAGGTCTATTTTGTTCAAATTGTTCACTCTGGTTATTTTGATTGCTGTTTTTAGATTCAAGCAGCGAGAAGTTCTCAGCTACTACCTCAGTAACAAAAATTCGTGTACCTTGCTGATTATCGTATGAACGAGTTTGAATCCGTCCGTCAATGCCAACTAGTGAACCCTTGTGAGTGAAGTTACAAAAATTTTCCGCCGTTTTATTCCAAATAACGCAGTTAATAAAGTCCGCTTCGCGCTCGTTCTGTGAATTTGTAAATTGACGGTTAACGGCTATGTTAAAACTAGCTACCGCCCTTCCACTGTTGGTGTATTTCAATTCTGGATCACGCGTCAACCGGCCAACTAAAACAGTTCGATTAATCATTTAGCTACCCCCTATTTTTAAAGTGCTACTTCTTGAAAATCCGTAAATATAGCATACTTTTTGCCGGTGTCTTCAATGTCCTCCCGGTAAACTTTTCTAACCATAACTAGTTGCGGTAAATATTTTTCTTGGCCGATAATGGCATACTGTGCATTCAACGGTAACCATTCTCTAAAATCCTTACGAATATGGAACGTGTAAACATTGCGATGTGGTTTAAGTTTTCCATTAACAAATTTCATAAAACTAACGTCTATCGTGTTCGGTGTTTTTTTCATCAGTATAATTTCCCCTAATTCCTAATTTATTTAAATCTTCAAGTTTTAATTTAATGCCCTCAACTGGAACATGGTATTTTCTCGAGAACTGAACGGGTCCGATGTGTTCAATCTCTTCGTGATGTTTTCGACACAATGCCATTACGTGGCGTTTAGTGTGGTCAACTTTGTTTCTGTTTGTTCTACCAACCACGTCAATGTGATGAATATCGGCATACTCAGAACAAATCGTACAAACTCGATGCCTACAGCATTCGTACAAGAAATATTGTTGGTCTCTAGGCAGTAGTTCATAGCCCTTTTTAAACGGCACACGCCATTCGAACATAAAATCTATAACTAGGTCGAGCAACGTGTTAGCATCGCTTACAGACGATTTAGTATCGTCTGACAAGCTAATTTCTTTACCAGCCGTATAAATTTCGTATTGTGTGTAGAAAATATCCTTGAGGTAATCCTTTGGCGTAAACGACCAGACCTCAATATCATGCAATAAAGCAAAGAACAAGCGTCGTTGTTGAACACGAGCTTTACGAGTGTCGGCCACTTCAAAATCAATATAGAACTGGTCAGTTGAACCTGCGACGGTTTCTAGGTGATCTTGATTAAGCGGTTCGTCCAAGTGGATGATTAAATTGCCATTTCGCATCACGGATCTTGCTCTTTGCATTGCTATCCCCCTGTTATCGTTTTTAACTTTTCAAACTGCCGTTGAATTTCTTCTGGACTAACAGTAGGTTTAGACGTTTTAGCTGGTTGATTGATACTGTTGTCCTGGGCCCATTCTGGTAAAGTTTCTCGTTGTACAGTCTTTCGTCCGTTTACAGGTGCTTCTGGAGTAGTATCGTACTCATCCTGCCAGCCCTTTTGTTTAAACCATGTTTGGCCGTGCTTGATATAGCGCTTAGGTGTCTGCTTTGCTTTGATTTCAGCTAGATAGTTATTAATACCTTGCTTAATTTCATCGTCAGTAGCACCGGCTTTAATCGATTGCTTGTAGGAATTCCATGCTGATTCTTTGCCTTTTTTATTCGGATACAGCTTCCACAATGATTCGAAATGGTCACGGTCAGCCACCGGCTTAGGTGGTTTTGACGGTTTATTATTATTTGTAGTAGTAGATGTAATAGTAGATGTAATACTATCTCTTAAATTATTTTGTGTAGGGTTCTTAATATTTTTTGGGTAGGTACCCAAATTATTTTGTGTAGGGTCATTAATATTTTTTACATAGGTACCCAAATTATTTTGCGTAGGGGTATCAAACAATCTAATGTATCGATTTTTGATTTGTTTTGTTCCCTCTTTGTAGATTCGTTTACGTGAGATATATCCTTTACGCTCAAGAGCTCTCAGCCAATTTTGAATAGTTGTGTTGGTCACTTCGTATAGTTCAGCAAAGTAAGAATCTCCCGCCCAACAATAACCATCTTTCTTCGTAAGGGCTGTAATCTCGCCGTACATGAATCTGGCACCCATTGGCAATGATTTATCGTAGCGAACGTTAGCAGGCGTTATTGAGTAATAATTCGGCTTATCTTCCAACGTAGTCACCTATCTTCCCTTGAGAAAATCATCAAATTCATTAGATTCATTTTCTGTTGCTTTAACTTGTTTCAAGTCTTCTTCTATGTGTTTTAATAGTGCTTTCGCATAATCACTACTTAAATCTTCTAAACGTTTCAATTTAGCCATAGATAGATACTTATTAGCTTCAATATCGGAAGACGTTCCTTTAGCAAGTCCTAATTCAATCAACTGCGTTTTGATTTCCCCCAACTGCTTTGGTGTGATCATACGATTTACTGGGTTCGGATTAGCTTTCGTAGTTGAGTTATTATTACTATTTTGTTTGCGAACACTTTCTTGCGCCTTTTGCCCATCGTCATCGGTTTCGCTATTGATACCAAATGATGTACCTAGCGAATAGCGTTTCGCATAAGTTATCGCACTGCCAATGTCTTGCGCCTGTCCGGATGTTTTTATCACAATCCATGGACTTACGTATTCATAGCCATTACTGGACAAGATTCTTGTTCTAACTTTTGCTGCACCATTGTTGACTTCTGAGTCTTGACTCCAAGTCATACCGATACCATTCAATGCGGTATCAATTGCCTTGATTAGATCTTCCAATTGAACGTAATCATACTTAGTGCGCCCACCTTTTTTTGAAACGAAGTCTACATGGCCATTCTTTGAAGGAGGCTTTACTTTGTTATGGAACTTAGCAAGTTCTTTATTGAAACCAGCTTTTAGTTCAACTAAAAATTTAGCGTTTTCTAAACTAGTTAAGTCGATTTTCTCGAGTAAATCATTCATTAGACACCCTCCACTTCAAAATCAATTTCATGGTCATTAAAGAATAATTTCAATGACTTAGCTTGCTTAACAGACAACTTAGCTTTGAATCTAAACGTCTTAAATTCTTCAATCACTTCACCGGTCTCGTTATCAATACGTTTATCGCCAACCGTAGTAGTCTTTGCTTCACGTTGAGCTCTTTCTTGTACTTCACGAGCAATTCTTAAACGTTCATCACGATCCTTACGAGCTTTAGCTTGCTTGTTAGCTTCATCAATGTTCTCCATAACATTGGCCAGTGAGATATTGTTATACAGCTGTTGAATAAACGGTTCTGGGTCAAGGTTTCGGCCCAGAGCAAGCTTCTCAACCTCAGCTGCATTAGTCGCTAATTCGTCTTGCTTAGCTCTCAATGCCATAGCTTGCTCAATGATCTCTTGCTCACGTTTAGACTTCTGATAAGTCTTATTGAGCCATTTTTCATTGAACTCAAGTTCATCAATACTAACGTCATACTGTTCAAAAATCTCTGTAGCAACCACTAAGATTGCTTGATGTCGTTCTTCTTTCTGGCGCGCTTCTTCATCTTTAACTGCCCTATCAATTGGAAGAACTGCTTCATCAATAATTCCTAAAGCTTCTTTGATGTCAGCTTCAAATGCATTCAGTGGCTTCTTGTATTCCCGTTGAACTTCCAGTCGAGCGTTATCAAGCTCTTTGCGCTTGCCTTTCAAGTCCTTTAGAACTTCTTTATCTCCAGCGAGTGTTTCAGGTGTTGAAATCAAGTTATCCTTTTTGAACTTGTCTCTTATTGCAACGGCCTTCGCAATTATTTCATCCTTGTTTGTTAGGCTTAATTCAGCTGGTTTAAAATTAACTTGTGTTTCCATCTGTACTAATTCGTTACTCATCTATCTCATCCTCCGTATCATTTTCAAGTGGTGGTTCAAGGTAATCTGTTTCGCAAAGTAAAAACGTTGAATAGTCCTTACCACTAGGCATGTACATCACCTGCTTTCGGTGGTAAAATAGAGGTGTCAAATTGAAACAAATGTTTTGGATCTCGCATTGCCGTGCGAGATTTTTTTGTGCAATCAATTAACATAGTGATTACCTTTCCTTTCCAATTTTGCAATACGCTTAGTATCATCTTTCGGATCGCTTAACAGACTAACTATCTGTGATGACGCTAAAGCAATCACGATTAGTTTCAAAATAAGTATCATCTTCATATCCTCCTTAAATTAAAGTTTCTTGGTTCTCTTCAATCCATTTGTCGATGGCTTTTTCTGAATATCGAATCCCCCTACCATGTCCAATGTGTGGCATTGTAGGATAATAATCTCTTTTGAAAAGCTCATAACCAACATGTAATTTTTCCATCACTTCGTCTTGCGTCATTAATTTATCGGACTTAAGCGTTTGATTTATCCGCTCTTCTATCTTTGGAATGATTAATTCAACCACTCGATCAGCTACCTTTTCATCAATTCCATCTAAACTGATTGCTGCCACCTAAATCACCTCCAATGCCAAATCTAATGCAATCGCAAAATCATTCTCGGCTTGTCGTTCTTCTGATAGTTCTTTCCTGAACTTAATCAAAAAGTCATGTTCGTCTTGACTCCATCCAGTTTTAGCAAGTATTTCCGTTACCTGTTCGTTAAGGATTCTTCGTTCACTTTCTTCTTTGTTAACTCTCACGAACTGAGATAACGGATCCTTACCATAGCTATTCTCAGTAAGCAGCCTTGTATCTAATATGTAGTCCGCAACAACGAACCTAAATCGTTCATCGTCTAGGACGTCAACTATATATAAGAGCTTGTCTACAGGTATTTTGTGTTCATCACTTGAAAACCAATTAGAAACTGCTTGTTTAGAAACGTGAATTAATTCAGCAAATCTTGTTCGACTTAATTCCTTTCTTTTTAAACACTTGTCTAATTCAGCCGTAACATCTTCTATTACCAATGTTTACACCTTCTTTTTGTGTACCACGTGGGATTTTTGTTCACGTGGGATTTTCTTATAATTAAGTCATAAGCTAAATAACCATAGGAACAGTCATTGCATTAATTTTGCGTTTAACTGCATACTCCGGAATATCTCCTTGGCACATACCTTGAAATGCTAGTTCTGGAATCATGCTTGGTGCCTTCTTGCCATTAATCTTTGGTGGGTTAATAGCACGCAAGATGTCTTCTTCATCTAACCAGTCATTACATAGCTCATACCACTGAGTCATGCCTAGTTGTGAATGTTGTTCCTTTGCTTTATTAATGTTCACGTTTACACCTCCGTTCTTTGAAAATTTAATAGCGCATAATCACTAAAATATAGACGTTTCTGTTGAACTTAATTGGGGAACATTCACTATCGAGATTCTTTAAGTAGTTCTCTACCCCAATCACTTTTATTTAGGTAATGAGGATTAATGCATGCAATTAGGGTTGTACAATCTAATTCTTTTTCTAAACTAATGTATTGAATTTGAGTGATTTCTCGTCCATCTATTTTTAGAAAAGATTCATTCATATCTAAGTCTTTACGAATTATTTTTGGTGTACTAATAAATTCAACGTTGTGTTTTTTACAATCAACTTTAATTAATGTATAACTCATGCTGTCACTTCCTTTTTATCCTCTGTAAAAGTAAATCAATCATAGTTTCAACATCTAAATCGATTTCATCTGGGACGCATTCGATAGTCAATACTGGCTTGGCTGGTGCGTCCATTTTTAAATTGAGTGAATGAACACCTCGCCCTACTTTTTGACCGTTTAACTTGATTTCATAGTCATATGAGAATCCTTTTTTTGATTCAGACGTGATTTTCTTTTTTACAGAAAGTTTGATTCCTTTATTCATGCTGTCACCTCCTTTTTATCCTCCTTGTGGGATATAATGAAATTACTAACAGTGAAAGGAGGAATAGTTATGGAAAATTCAAAGCTGACCACTTTACGATTGGTCGAAGGAATTAGAGACATGTTAGAAAATAATCCAGTTACCATTAAGGTTAATTATCCAGTAACAGTTAATAATTTAGATCGCCACGACCCTAAATTTATTGTTAAAAAAATTGATGATGACAACGATATTATTGTCGGGACTACATTGAGAGACAAAAAAGTGCTTATCAATCCAAATTTTGTAGTGTCCGTTGAAGAATATCTTGATCCTAGCAAAAATATAAGTTTCTAATTTCTAATAATTTCGTCCAAAAGTCCTGTAATGGCTGCAACCATTGCGGGATTTTGTTTTGTCTCTTGTTCATTCAATGTTTTGTGAATAAATTTAAGCGCGTCATCCTTTATTGTTGAAATAGAAATTTGCTCTTCGTTCATGCTGTCACCTCCTTTTTAGGTTCCGTCACCTTTGTTTTACTTTTGTTAACATAATAAGCAAAAAAAATATCGTCTACTGATACGTTTAATCCGTTAGCAATTCTCCCCGCAATCGAAGCCGAAGGCTCTTTTTTTTGATTGATAATATCGGATAGATACGCATTAGAAATTTTAATGTAATTTGCGAATCCTCGAACAGAAAAGCCGTTGTTAGCTATCAAAAATCTTAATGATTCCGAATCAATTAATGACATTTTCATTCTCAAATTTGAACACCTCCTTCTTGTTTACAAAAACTATTATATACTTCCGTTTTACTTTTGTAAACACTTTTTTTGATTTTGTTTTACTTATTGTAAATTATTGTTTCACTTTTGATATACTATTCCTATAGAAAGGCTGTGTTAACAATGAATCCTGAATTTAATTTTTTTGGATCTAAAATTAAAGAACTACGTGAAAAGCACGGATTCACGGTTAGACAAGTTGCTAAGCAAGCTGGCATCTCTCCCGCTTATTGGTCACAAGTAGAAAACGGCAAAAGAAACATACCCAAGCCCGTTACATTAGACAAAATGGCACACGGATTAAGAGAAGATAGAGAAATTTTATATCACCTTGCCGATTACCTGCCACAAGCAACTAAAACGGCTGAAAACATGATTCCTATAAAACCTGATGATGTAATAAACGTCCCTGTTATTGGAACTATTAAAGCTGGTCCAAATGGTGTTGCTTTTGAGGACCATCAAGGCACAGAAATAGTAATGACTAATGGACTAGATATTAGTTATGAATATTTCTACTTAGTTGTCAGTGGCGATTCAATGACTGGCGATGGAATTTTCGATGGTGATTATGCGTTAATCAAGAAAACTCAAAATTTTTGTAATGGTGATATATGTGCCGTTATTGTTGACGGCGAAGAAGGAACCTTAAAGCACGTTACTAGATCAGATGATTCAATCGTACTCACTGCTTCCAACAGCAAATACCCACCACGTGTCTTTGTCGGAAATAAGATGAACGAACTACTTATTTCTGGAAAACTTGTTAGAACCATGCGCATGTTTTAGATTTGATAGTCCAAATACTGATGACTTTAAAAGCTGAACTTTTAGGAGGAAATACAATGCTACAACTTAGTATTGCGTTACAAATTATATTCATAATTGCGATTATTGCATTTATTATTGGTTTAATCTGGTTAATTATAAATTGGATAAGAAAAAAATCTCGTAAAGCTCCCATGATTTTTTCGGTCGTTTCTTTAATAGTCCTTGTGGTTAGCTTAGCTGGTGGTGTAGCAGTTTCAAATGAAATTAATAAAACATTATCAAGCGTCAATACTTCCACAAAAGCTAAATCAGCTAAAAATACTGATAACGACGAATCTTCAACTGACGATGCCGATTATTATGATGATGAAAGTTCAAGCGAAACTGATAATAAAAACCAAATTGAATTAGATGATGACAAGATAGACATAAAAGATTCAAAAGAATATTCAACTACATATTCAGATTCGTCTTGGGCTGGCACTACAGTTAAAATCGATAAGGTTACTGTATACAAGACTGATGGAGAATATTCTGATGGTGATGACGGAAAATTTAACGGTATAGCTAAAGTTCATTTTGATATCAAAGCAGGTCGAGATATTTCAATGTATGCCTCACAAGCCACTTTAAATACTAATGACGGCCAACAAGTAGATGCAGATACTTATGATAGTGATGATTTTGACGGGGATTTAAATTCTGGTGCACATTCTGATGGTAACGTATACTTCTTGCTTCCTAAATTAGATTCTGTTAGTTCTCTAAAGACTTTACGACTTAAGTTCACTTCAGATTACGACACGGATGATTATGATGACGATAACTCTAATCATTCATACGATGTAACTGTTAACTTACAGTAAAATATCACCCTCCCACTCTGGCGACTTGCAGCGGTTCGATTCCGTTGGTGGGAATGAGTTTCAAAGTCCAAAACCTGAAGACTTAAAAAGCTGTACATATTTTAGGAGGAGTTACATTGGGTTGGAGATATAGAAAAAGTTTAAATTTGGGCAAGTATTTCAGAATGAATTTTAGTAAATCGGGGGTTGGTTGGAGTACTGGTTTTAAAGGATTTAGATATACAAAAAAAGCTAATGGTGGTACACGTACTACTAATACAATTTCTGGAACAGGTATTTCATATGTCAAGGATTACCCTGATAAAACTAAAAGTAAAAATAGCATTAAACCAGATATTAATAATATGTCGCCGAATAAAAAGAAACCTTATAAAAATTGGTTAATTGTATTCGCTATTATTTTAGCAATTATTTTAATCTTTAAACTTAACTTATTTAAATTGTTGGGCTCTATCGGTTTAATCTACGTTCTATATATTGCAAGTTATAAATATATTTTAAAAAGAAAACCTCCCTATGCACTACCCGCAAATAAAACCAAATTTTTGCGTACACGTTGGATTGCTATATTAACACTTATTTTATTTTTCTTTGGTGCTGCAGTAAATTCACCTAGTCCAGCTTCTGGTCAAGACACACAGCAAAATGGCGCAACGCTTACAGATAATAATAAGCATTCTAATTCTGCAAAAAGTATTGCTAAATCAGAATCTATTGCATCTTCAAAATCAGAAAGTGAAAGTATTGCTAAATCAGAATCTATTGCATCTTCAAAATCAGAAAGTGAAAGTATTGCTAGATCAGAATCTATTGCATCTTCAAAATCAGAAAGCGAAAGTACTGCTAGAACAGAATCCATTGCATCTTCAAAATCAGAAAGCGAAAGTATTAAGAAAGCTGAAGAAGCAAAAAAAGCATCAGAATCTGTAGCTAAAAAAGCTAGTTCAGAATCGGCACAACGTGTTGCTGAATCAAATTCAATTGCAGAAAGTAAAGCAGCAGCAGCCAAGGCAGCTTCAGAAAGTGCTCGACGAGCAAGCGAATCGGCTGCACAAGCTGTATCTACGCAAAAAAGCACTGCTACCAACAATGCCGCTGCTTCTACTAATAATACTACTGGTATCCGCTGGGCTGTTGAAGATGGCTATACTTGGGCAACACGAAAAGGACATTCTCGTAGATTAAGCCCAGGCGAACCTCTTCCGTCTGGCTATCATTATCAAACAGGTAATTAAATATTCTCTTTCTTCCCCCACTCCGGTGACTTGATACAGTTCAACTCTGTATGTGGGAATTAACTAAATAATATTGGAGGTACCAGTTATGGATAAAGAAGAATTACTAGAATATCTCGAAACAAACTCAGGTGTTAAAGATAAATTTATGGAAAAAGCTCTAGATTACCAGAATGAAAAAAATCAGAAGCGCCCTTTTGCTAAGCGCTGGAACGAAACTAAAGTTGAACGAGCTGCTGATAAAATGTTTAGTACCGTCTTAGATAACATATTCGATAAACTTAAATCAGCAATCAAAAGTTCTGATGATAAAAAGTGGAACATGTTTATTGAAGAAAACAATGTTTTAGAAGACCTAGAAGATTCAATGAGTGAAATTACGTTTGAATAATTTTAAATCTGCCAAATGGCTTATTTTTTTGAACTCAAAAAGAACATATGTTTGTATTTTTGAATTAAATGTACACAAAGAAAGGAATTTTTAGATATGCCAAAATGGGAGCCACTAAAAAACAAACCAAATATTTACCGGTATAAAAACAACGGTGACAAAAAATATAAATATGGCGTCCGTCGTACTTACCAACTCGTTGGACAAAAACGTAAAGAGTTCACGAAAAGTGGTTTAAAGTCTGCTTCTGACGCTAAGGTAGTATTAGATAAATTCAATGCTGATTTGTATGCCGATAAAATCAAGCCTAAAAATCAAGCTGATATGACCATTGGACAGTGTTATGAAGAAATGAAAGAGCTTAAGTTTAAATCTGGGAAATGGCGAAAAACAACAGTTCACGTTTCTAATCTTTATTTTAAAAAATATATTAAAAATGTTTTTTCTGATACCAAGATATCAAAAATGAATCGGGCTGATTATCAAGCGTTCATTAACTCACTTGCTGGCCGTGGGCTTTCAAAAGCTTATATTGAAGATATTAATGGATTGTATCAATCTATCATGAATTATGCAGAATATAATGATTACATCGTTAAAAACAAGATTCAGCACATTGATTTGCCAGATGGGAAAGCCCCAAAAAGTATGACTCTTGAAAAAGAAGATTATGAAAAATGGTTCAGGACGGCAAAAAAAGTCTTGAATCCTTATTACTATTCAGTTGTTCGCTTGCTGGCCCTCGGAGAACGCCGTGGTGAGTTGTTAGGATTACGTTATGAATCTTTTGAAAAGCTATCTAATGAAGATACGGTTCGCTATAAAATACTGTTTGACCGCGCTCGTAACCCTATCGCTAAAAATGGATCAGGTTTAAAAACAACATCTTCTTATCGCTATATCATTGCTAACCAAGATATGAACGAAGATATTGAAAATGTATTGTTCCTTTCTAAGAAAATACGTTTGAGTCAAAAGCAAACAATAAAACCAGATGACTATGTGGTTGTTTCAATAGGTACTGGTTTACCAATGGCACCTGTTTACATTAATAAGTTATTTTCCAAAGTATCCGAAGAATGCAATATTAGAATTCATCCTCACATGCTCCGTCATTATTTCGCCACGGTTGCTTTGCAAAACAACATCAACAACATTTCGGTAATGAAATGGCTTGGTCATGCTAAACCAGAAATGACTGATAAATATTTCAGATCAAACGAAAGCTCCATATTAGCGGTTTCTGATGAGATTCACGGTAAATTTTAA